TGGATGTTCTATATGTGGAGGAAAGTTGATAAAAATAAGAGGAAGATACCCCAAAGATCCGGAACGAGAAGTATGTCCTACTTGTTTAGCAGAAAGAATGGATATGATACATGAAATGTCATTGAAGGAATATGGTGTAGCACATCAAGAAAAGAAATTATGAGTGATATATCATATATTACAGTAAGCAGGAATGATGATTATGATCCTGATAACATAAAAAAATTAGCATTAACTATTAACGAAAATGTTAAACAATTGATTGATAGAGGATTAAATGTAGAAACTCTATTAGTAGATTGGTGTTCAGATGATCCATTTTATCTAAATGATGAAATTTGTAAAATAGATGTTTTGGTTAATCATTTGGTTATAGATAAATCTATACCAAAAAAAGATGGTATCAACCCGAACTATTTTTTAGAATATTTTGCTAAAAATATAGGTATTCGTCATTCTACAGGAAAATATACATTAGTAGAAAATTCAGATATTCTTAATGATGAAGAATTATCAGATTCTATAGTTAAAATGGTAAAAGAAAATATAAATGGAGTATATGGAAGACCAACACTTAGAATTAATGCTTGTTGGCCTAATTGTGATGAATATACACATTATGATAAAATAAATGAATATAATTTAGGTGATTGTACTCCTGGAGATTTTATTATTGCTACCAAGAATGATTTTCAAAAAATAGGAGCCTATAATGAGGTTAGTTTAGTTCACAAACACGAAGAACATCAAATTCATATGGATGTAGAAATATTATATCAATTCAATTTGAATTCAATGCCTGTTTATTATTTACAAGGATATTATAGACATTTACAACATCCTCACGATAAGTCATATCACAAAAACACACCAGCATCGGAGAGAAATTGTGGAGGATATATAAATCGACCAACTTGGGGATATTCTAATGCAATTATAGAACAAATTAAACCAAATGTTATTAAACTTACGTTGTCAGATACGATTGGCACATTGACAGATTATGATGATTAGTATAAGATGTTGGTAGTGGTTGGAATTCCTCCCCTTGGCTAAAGCCGAAGGAGTTTCCTTCCTCCAAGATTATGAATTTAAAAATAGCTACTACTACAATTAATCCACCAACAGAAGCATTATTAAAATATGCTTCCTTTGGTATGGAAGTTATAGTTGCTGGAGATTTAAAAACTCAACATAATTTATTTCAAAATATACCAAACGTAACTTATATTCATCCAAATTATCAAGAATCCAAATATAAAAAATTGAGTGATTTAATTGGATGGAATTGTATGGAAAGAAAAAATATGGCAATATTAGAAGCTTATAGTCGTGGAGCTGATTATATTGCACTTATAGATGACGACAATATCCCATATGATAATTGGGGAGAGGATTTATGTGTGGGAAAAGAAACTAAAACTACTCTTTATCTAAAACAAAATGAAAATGATATAGCTTTTGATCCTATCGGATCATTTAAAGAATATAGTCATTTGTGGCACCGTGGATTTCCTCTAGAACTTCTACCTGATAGAAAATACGACAAATTCATTAAAGATGTTATTATTGTCCCTGATCTACAGGCAATTTTATGGAATGGTGATCCGGATGTGGATGCTATTTGTAGAATGATTTATAAACCACGATGTATATTTGACCCTCTTAAATTTCCAATAGCAAGTGATAGATTTGGTCCGTGTAATGGACAAAATATTATTTTGTCCCGAAAAATAATTTCTGATTATTTTCTTTTTCCTCAAACTGAAAGACAACAAGATATATGGGCAAGTTTTTATATTCAATCAAAAGGATATAAAATCATTTATACAAAACCAGGAGTATTAAGCGACCGCTCGTTGGGAACTATGGGAAGATACTCAGTAATCACTGATATGAAAAAAGAATATTGTGGAATGGAATATAATAAAAAATTATTGGAAGATTTAATGATTAATCCAGAATTCATACATAAGTATTTATCGGAACAATCTTCTAAATCGTTCCGTGAATGGAAAGAGATTATTAAAAATTTATGAAAATATTAGTTACAGGAGGAGATGGAATGGTTGGTAATGCTATAAAATCAGTTGCTAAAGATTATCCTTCATTTGAAGTTTTTAGTGTAAATAGAAAAGATGGAGATTTAACTAAGCAGCAAGATGTAAAAGATATTATAGAATTATATCATCCTGATTTTGTAATTCATACAGCTGCTATGGTTGGAGGAATTGGAAAAAATCTAGCTCATCCAGCAGAATTATTTTACAATAATATGTTGATGAATACCAATGTTATAGATGAATCATACAAACACGGTGTTAAAAAGCTTATAGCATTTTCTTCCATTTGTGCATTCCCTCAAGATTTAGAAATTGTTAAGGAGGAATATCTTCACGATGGAAAAGCATACTTCGCACATGGTGCATATGCATATTCTAAAAGAATGATTGATGTTCAAATTGAAGCATATAAAAAACAATATGGTGTAAATTATTGTTCTATTATTCCGGTTAATATTTTTGGAGAATGTGATAATTATGATTTAGTAGGTGGACATGTATTACCTAGTTTGATACATAAATGTTATCTAGCCAAGAAATTGAATAAACCATTTGAAGTTTGGGGTAATGGAACCGCCCAAAGAGAGTTTATTTATTCTAAGGATTTATCAAAAATTTGCTTTGATTTACTTAATTTAGATACTATACCTCAAAAAATGATTGCTTCGGGTCAAGAGGAAATTCCCATCAAAATAGTAGTTGAAAAACTATGTGAAATATTCAATTATCATAATGTAATATGGTTGACCGATAAACCAAATGGACAACTCAGACGACCAACTGATAATTCTCTTTTAAGAATGATTCTTCCAAAATTTAAATTTACTCCTTTTAATACTGCTTTAATAAATTCCGTTGAATGGTTCTTAAATCACTATCCAAACGTAAGAGGAATATGATATGTCAACAACATCTAAATTAAAGTCATTGATGGTTTCCTTCTTCTAAAAATATGAATATAATTGATACAACTTTAAATAATTTAATTAGAAAAACAATGATTGGGCAATGTGATAGTGATCAACATGTTTTAACACTTTTTTCTATTGTTTTGCAAATAAAAGCAAAAAATATTTTAGAATTAGGAGTATGTAATGGTAATACAACTGAACCATTACTTTTAGGTGCATTTATGAATAATGGAAAACTTACATCTATTGATATAGAACCAACCCATTGGACACCACCACAAGATTTTGCTCTAACATGGCAATTTATTCAAATTGATGCTATACAATTTTTAAATAATTGTATTGTAGAAAATAAAAAATTTGATGTTATTTTTATTGATGATTTTCATAAATATGAACATGTTAAAAAAGAATTGGAATTGATTGATTCTCTAACAAACGTTAATAGTATTATTTTTCTTCATGATTTAATGGGAGAGTGGAATCATCCTAATTATTTTCTACCCATATCAAATCATTACAATAATCAAGTTTGGGAAGGCGGTGGACCATATCGTGCTGTCAATGAACTTGACCCTCAAAAATGGGAATGGTCAACCATTCCAGTAAATAATGGTTTGACAATTCTTCGGAAAAAATCTAAAGTAATTACGCTATAAAATTAAAATATAATTTTTATGATAATATATTGTTTTATTATTTATTAAAATCTAAATCTGTATGATTACATTTGTTATACCTACCAGAAATAACGAAAAATATATAAAATCTGCATATAATAGTATTAGAAAATATTATTCTCAACATGAAATAATTATATTAGATGATAATTCTACAGATGGAACAAAAACTTGGTTATCTACATTAAAAGATAATAATTTAACTACATATTATCATAAAAATAACAACCACGTAGGACACGTTGTTCTTTATGATATAGGAATAAAAATGTCAAAAAACAGCATTGTTTCAATATTTCATGCCGATATGAGGTGCGGTCCAAATTATGTAGAAAATTTATTAAAATACTGGAGTCCAAAATCAGTGATATCAGCAACTAGAATTGAACCTCCTTTACATCCAATAGGAAAAGAAAAAATTATTCAAAATTTTGGAGAAGATATATCAGAATTTAAAGAAAAAGAATTTTTAGATTTTTGTCACAAAAAACAACAGGAAGAAACTAATAAAATCACAAAAGGAATTTTTGCTCCTTGGTTAATTCATAAAGACGATTTTTTATCTATAGGAGGTCATGATAAATATCTGTCACCACAGCAATACGAAGATTCAGATTTATTTCAAAGATTTATATTAGCAGGTTATAATATTAAACAAAGTAGAGATTCATTTGTGTATCATTTTACATGCAGAGGATGTAGAGGAGAGAATTGGAATAAACAAAAAGAAAATGATTTATTTTATAAATTATGTTGTGCTAAAAATATGGTCCACTTTATTCGTAAGTGGGGACATTGGATTCAAAATGATGAAAACTGTTATCCAATCATACACAAAAAATTTGATGTAGGCGTTGTAATTAATAATTGTCCTCAACAAATAATTTCAACCATTGAACCGTGGTTCTCTACAATTTATGTAGACTGTCCTACAGAACATTATATTGAACAGGTTCAGCCGGGAACACCATTTAATATACATCAAAGAATAAAAAAGATAAACGTTGACTTTCCAATAAATGATATAATTATTACATTAGATGGAAATCAATTAAATAACGAACGACTTAAAACTCTTACTTTATTACCCACAATGATCGAAGATAGTGGAGAAGAAGGAGAGATGGAATATGATATCTTTAATATCAAAATTAATAAATTAATAGATTTATCTTCCAATTTAATTAATTCTTCTTCTGAGTGGTATAAAAATCAAATGAAAGTTATCGATGGAGATCCTTATTGCACGGATGAATTATTTAGAGTATTTGAACAAATAAAATCTAAAAACCAATGATTTCACCGTTGTTATTCATTTTTCCATTTATTATATCAGTTATAATGTTAATCTGGTTTAAATCAGATGCTTTTGTAGATTATGCCAATTTATTTGGTTTAAATAAATTTATAAAAGAAAAAGAATTTAAAGATGAACGACTTATTAATCCATTAATAAGTTATCCTCTCTTTTTAAAAATGAAATATAATAAATTCTTTTTTAAATTAATTGGATGTCGTTTATGTTTTAATATTTGGTTATCAGGAATATTTTCTATCTTTATTTCATATTCAATTTTTAGTTTTATTTCTTATACATGTATTTTATGTATAATTTCATTATTTATGTTTGGTGTTATATCCAAATTGTTAGATGAAAATTAATAACCAAATTGAATTTTACCATTTCATGAGTTCTCACGGATTAATGAATCTTAGTCCTGAAGTTGGATCATTGGGAAGGTGTATAGAAGAATTTGGTAGGATGTGTAATTGTGATCCACCGGCAGCAAGAAATACAAAAATGAATCAATGTAGGGCTATATACGTTAATTTCATACACGGATCAGGCAAATATAAAGATATTCTATTATCAAAAGTAGCAGATAATTACTTAATTCTTGCTGTTGATAATCAATCCGTCGTTACTTTAAACCGTTAATTTTTCTCTCCAATCAATTATCAACGGTTTAATAAACATTATTTTAGGTAAAGATTTAGAAACAATATATTCTTGTCCATCAGCATAACCATATTTTTCTCTTGCTGCTTTTAGATCCTTCCTAGCCAACTCACCTCTTATACCCTTTTCTTTGCGCCAGAGGGCATCAGGCGACTTTTTTATAGATACTCCACTGGTCATACCAACCTCGGTCCAGTTGCTTGCTCTGTAAACAGAACCAGATCTTTTTTGTTGTCCATTATATTCTTTGTCTCTTTCCATTTGTATGAAAGTTTCAATCAACGTCAGAATTTGGCCATACCTTTCTTTCCAATATTTACCACCATCAATTTCTAATCTTTTCAATGTCATACTACCAACATTTTTAATAGTAATTCTATCTTTAACAAGTACAAATCTGGAATTGCTCGCTATCATACCAAGATTTTTTAATCTTTGATCTTTATTCCAACCAATATAATCATCTCTACATTTAATAGCAATAGTGGCACTTGACAATCCTATCGATCCTATATTATTACCACTTTTTTCTTCGTAGATATTAAATCTCAGGTTGCGAGTCGGGGATGACGCGAATTTTTTATAACTATGAAAATCATTTATATTCTTTACAAATATTTTCATTTTTGATGGAGAATTAACCAAATCCAAAAATACAGGATATCGATTTTCTATCGATCCAGAATAATCAAAGAATTTTTTTGGTTCCCCATCGTTTAACATTTAAAATATATAATATTATCCTTCCTCCCACACAGGAGTATATTCTGTTAAATCATCCAAATTTTCTGGTGCTTTATTTAATTCAATCATTTTTTGAGTTTCAATGATTGCTGCTATGTTCCATATTGCTTGAGCAAAATGATCTTCATCTTTCCACCCGCCGCCAGCTTTAAATAAATGTCTTATTGCTGAATCTAAATATCTACTACATGGTTGTCCCAATCTCCAATTATTATTACCATACTTTATTGCTCCATTTTCATAAACTCTAGCCAATCGTTGAATAGCATAAAAAGGTAATAGATCAAATCTTCCCTTTCCATTTCTACTATCACGTTTTGATCCTGTCTCGAAATTTTCTCTTACTCCGGAATCTTTAACTTGTTTCCATCCTTTAATTTTTTTCTTTTTTGGTTTTTCTTTCATATTTTTCAAACCTTTATTATTCGTTATCATTGTTATTAGATAGTAATTCTTCTATTTCTTTTTCAGATTTGCCAAATTCTTGACAAATATAAACTAAAGATTTAATACCTTCTTCTGTTAAAGATAAAAGAAAAATATATTCTTTAGCATCTTTATTAGATACTTCAAATCTTTTAGATACCATTTTTATTAACTCTTCTTTATATCGTTTTTTAGATTTTATCCACGGATAATATGTTGAATCTGCGGGAATATAAGAAATCAATAATTTATAAAAGATTTTAGGAGAAATTATATCAAAATATTGATATAATACTTTAACTCGATCCAGTAATGCTGGATTCATACTTAATGCTTTTAGGATTATAAAATGATCAAATGACTTTTTATCTCCATCAGTTAAATTATCAAAATAATCTGGATCTCTAAATTTTGTAATTTGATTTACGTGATCAAATAAACCTAAATTTTGAGAACTATATTTCTTTTTTCTCTTCTTCTTTTTCTCCGACGAGTCTTTTAACTCTAGATCTTTTAATTTCGCCATAAATTTTTAATTCTTTATGTAATTCTCTAACAGTAGATTGTAATACTTTTTGATTAAAATGTAAAGTATTTATATCACGATTATTTAGATTTATTTTTTGTCTTATATCTGCACACTCTTTTTTAAGTATATTATGAGATAGATGTAACCACCAATTCCAAATAGAAAAAAGTAATATATTAAAACTTATAATAAAAATCATTATCAATAATCTTCGTTTTTTTCAAAAGATGAACAATGAGCATCATCGTCATCAATTAAAGGTTCTACTTGAGAGACATCAGTGGGTTTATATTTTTCATATTGAGAGTTTTTATATTTTTTACTCTTTTGAAAATTTTTATCTCGTTGATCTTTCTTCCATCTTTCATTATATTTATATGTTTTACCCATTGTGTTATATGTTTTAGTTTATTTCGTTTATATATAAAATATTTATCTTCCTATATCCTGAAAATACTCTTTTTTAGCATCTTCATAAGACATACCATACATTTTATTATAGAATAACTTATTAGGTTTTAATCTTCCTTCCAATTTAAGTTTTTTATATCTATTAATGGCACGAGATTTCCACCATTCTAATATTCCATCTATATCTTTTTTAAATCTATCTTTTAATATTAAATCTGATTCTTTTATTTTTCCACATAAAAATTCTTTAGTATTTTTATGGAAAGATGAATAAAAAATTCCTCTTTGAAATCCGTGATTATAATCTTGAGTTCTAATTCCTACAGAATTAAAAATCATATTTAAAACTCTCATTTTAGAACTAGTAACAGGGCCCGAAACTCCTTCTTTTTGAGTCATCATTTTAATATACTCTTCATATCTATTATCTTTAATCCAATCATGCCACTTTTTATAAATATATTCATCTGGTTTAATTGGAACTTTTCCAGCCGATACACCACATTTTTTCCAACACCACTCCATACCATCATACTGAGAACCTTGGTTTTTCTTCTCGCTCTCATAAAGACTAGTTGTGGTTATGCCTGATAATACATTATTGTATCTATTAAACCAACAATCTCTGACTACACTAGTTGTCAACATTGCAGAAATTAATTTGCCACCTATAAAATTATATCCTAGTGGTTGAGTTGGAGCAATCGTGGTTCCTACTGCAGAATTTAATAATGTTCCTTCTCCATTTCTGGCCATTCTTACATCTTTATTCCAACCGATCCATTCATCCCGACGCTTCAATGATGGAATATCACTAGCAATAGCACAAAATCCTAATATTCTATCTTCATGAAAAACAAGAATTTTAACATATCGTCCAGGAGTTTGTTCGTATTCAGCAGAATGACAAAATGTTCGAAGTTGTAACCAATCCTCTTCATCTTGAGGAGTAGATACTATTTTTATATGGGGATTAAGATTTTGTATTTCTTCTATTGTAGAAAATTCATTATTTATGTCAGTCGGATACCAAATTTTAGCCTTTATAGTACCAGAGTTATTTATAAAAGCATCTTCCAAACTTTGAATTTCATCCCATTTTTTTCTAAAAGTTAAAAGACGTACATCTAAACTTTTTAAATAATTCATATTTTCAATTAAAACCTTTTTTTCAGCGGCTTCATCAAATTCAGAAGAAACATCAAAAAATGTTTGTGATAAGTTATCCATATTTATGTTATATGACACTAAAATCAATAGATAAAAATCAAAAAAATTACCATTTATTTAAACTATCAACAGTTTTATATGCATTATATGACGATGAAATGGATATGCCTATACAATATGGAAGTTTAAATAAAATAGATGCCGCCATAACATCATTAAAAAAACATATACCAGGAATTTTCATATTCTATTATGATAGAGATATCACAGATAAAGCAAAATTATCATTTAAGAAAAACCCTATGAAAACAAGAGTAAATAATACAACCACTTAAGAATCCGTATATATGGAATTTCACTTATTTTCCATATACACGGAATCTCAAATTTCTTATTTACACCATAACGTTATTAACATTATCATGAGTTTTTATAGGAATAACTCCAACTGGTTCAACTATTGGAGTAACTTCCACAATTTGTACAATTTTACTTTCATCTACTAACATAATATCGTCAGCCTTTGCTTTATTTAAAGCAATTTGATTTACGGGAGTCATAACGAATACCAATCTGGGACGCCCTTTGCCAAGATTTTTAGTACCTATAGCAACAACAGTCTTTTTATTGGTAATAGCGTCAGATAGACGAACTCTTAATGTAATATCTGATCCAGAAGAAGTCAACATATGTGCATTTTTCTGTTTCAAAGTTTCAATCGTGAAATACTCGTCATGAGCAGGCCACGAAACTACTTGATTGGTTTTATTTTTTCTTTCAGTTTTTTTGTCATTCATAATTTATGTCTCTCCTTTGAGAACTAATTGTTTTTTTGAAGAATCATAGTTGATATTACTCGAATCTTTCTTTGTTCACAACTTTGATTATGGAGATAATATAACATCTTCTTTTATAATAGTCAAGCAAAAAATGAAAAACCCCTCGATATTTTTCGAAGGGTGACTTTGGTTAATAATATAAATCAAAGTTCTTTCGCTCTACTGGAACCAAGTTTTGAAAAAAAGTCAGCGGCAAAATCATTTATTTTATTATATAAACTATCTCCCATAACATATTTATATCCCTTAATAAAAGCAGGAGAAAATTGACTCAACTCTTCTTTACTAAATTTTCTTCCTTTTGTTCTATGAACACCGGCCATATTTACCCCCAATTTATAATCGTGAGAATCATCTTCATTTAATTTTTCAAGAATTGCCTCAATAATAATTTTTTTCAATCCAGATTTTTCCATATTATTTTCTAGATCTTAATCTTGGGGTTTTCTTATCAGACAGTCGAAGAGTTTTATTATCTTCGTGTTTTGGTGCCTTAACCTTAGACGTTTTATCAATATTTTTATTTTTATTCTTAATCTCTCCAACATCTTTCATTGGTTGATCTGGTTGATCTTCTTCTTTTTCCACATCATCTTTCTTATAATCCATATCTTTTTTATGAGTGGTCTTCAATTTTGTATTATCTGGATCTTCAAGACGATTCTTTATAATATCATTTTTTGGACCTGCTGCTTTAATATTTTTATCCTGATCAACTTTATTTGCCAAAGACTTTTCTTTTAAATGATCAGTATTAGTTTTATTTTTTAAATCCTTAAAGTTTGCTTTTACAAACTCTTTTACTTGTTCCCACGTTAAAGCAATTGCACGAACTCTATCTACCAACTTAACCATTGCATCAATATCAAAATTGTTTTCAAATTTAGGAGTGATTCTGACTCTTAAAAGATTTTTAGCATCAACAACTAAATCTCCACGATCATCCCAATATACATTCCAACTTTTATCAATATCTTTTACAATTTTATCTAGTTCTTCAGCCTTTTCATCATTAGTAATGTCTAATCTTTCTTTACTTCCATCTTTTTGATGAATAAATTGTTTATTATATCCTTTACGAACCTTTTCTTTTTCTTCTTTATCTGGTTCAGGAGTTTTAACATTTGCAATTTCTTTTAAAATTTTATCTACCATAGGTCTAAGAGATTCTTTCAACCGTTCTCTTGGACTTTTTTCTTTTAATTCTAAAAGACATTCTTTTATAAGTGATTGAAATTTTTCTCTTGTAATTTTCATATTTTTATTCTCCTGAAATCTATCTCTGGGTTCAACCTGCATTGGTTCATGTGGTGGCTGTTGTTTTATACCTTTTAAAACATTTTCTATTGTATTACCTTTAACTTCTTGTTCTGTAGTATCATATTTTGGACCTTTTACCGTTTTTCCTGTTTTTGGATCAACTATTTGAACTACAACATCGAACCAAGGCTGTTGTTTTAAAATATTCATAGCTTCACTAAAAGTTAAAGCACTTGATAATATCGATACAACTCTAAATCCTTTTAAAGTTTCTCTATCTATGATAATACCACTATCATTATGATAAAACTTTTCCCACGGTCCACCAACGGCCTCTTTAATATATTTCATATATGATGCATCAATTAATTTAAACACTTTATTTCTATAAATACTGTATCATTTATAAATATGTATCATCTATCCAAAAAATCGATTTTCTATAGGTGAATTGACCTCGATTTCTTCGATATCTTCTACAAACAAAGTACTTTTTGGATATGGTAAAATTTTCATTTTCAGTGTTTTCATTATTTCTTTTTTTGTTTTTTTATCTGAAATAATATAAATATATCTTAATTTACCAGCTTCTTTTTTCCTCCAAAAAGTGTGACCAATTTTCTTCTTTAAATGGGTGATATTATGGGAGCCATATCGAGAAAATACAGTTCTACTATGTATCCATTTATATGGAAAACATATGAGACTTATCGAAAAATTGGGCATAAGATTTATATCTGAATTCAACCCTGTAAATAAAAAATTTGATGCTTGATAAATACCACCATTATGATTTTGTTCTGTATCTGAGTAACTAATTACCACCTTTATTTTAGGAAAATCCCGTCTAAGAAGGTATAGTGATTTTGAAATACAAAAACTTTCTATATTTCGACCAAAACCATCAAAAATAAATAAACGAACAAGTTCTATAACTTCATCTATTTTCACCAATGGTGATATTGATAATGCTGTTCCTCGCCCTACCGGGCCGCCATATATAACGGCACCGATCAATTTTTCTTCATTTCCTCCAAAAAATAAGTCAATATTATCCGTAATATAAAAAACTCCATATGCTACAGTACAAAGAGAGAAAGTATGCGAATAATGATATTTTATTATCATTTCTTTTGCAGTAGATTTGTCTATTTTACGAATTATAACTTTAGATTTATCAAAATACTCCTCTATAAACATAACCAAATATAACTTATTTTTTGAAAACCGTCAAGATATAAACTTCATGGAGTATTTTTTGGAATGGTACCACGGTCTATACTATGTTCCACCGCATCAAGTCGTGACATTACATTAATCTGATTCCGTTCTACGATTCTAAGTCGGGTTTCGTGATCGTCAAGTCGTAGTTGATTGGCCGCTAAAAGTTTAACTGCTATACTGATATCAGCAATTGCTGTTGAAATCGTCAAATGAGCCGCAATATTATCCCTTACAAAAGTAGTAATATCCAATTTTACATCCTTTGTTCCTGTTTCTAATGACGACTTAATTTGCGTATTATTAATCTCATATTCATTACGAGTTATAAATTTACTTGTAAGCCAAAGATTAATGGTGATACCCGTAATCAATAATATTCGAAAAGTCCATTCACCATATTTTCCAAGTAATGTTGATACATTATTCATATTATATAAATATAAAAATTATTCTATATATTCATTTATTTTTAATCAATAAGGATGTATAAAATGTAAATTATGTGAATATAAAAATTATTTAGACAAAATGAATTATTAAGAACATTCACTTCAGCTACTAAGAATTAAATTATCTCACACAAGCCACCACTACACGCAGATGTTTGTATCAATTCTGTATTGTCGCCGGATTCATCAAGTTTTTTATAATCTACCGGTTTATATTTAGAAACTATATCTAACCATTTAATTTCATCTTCATTGGTTGTAATAGACTCCATCGGAGATTGTTTATACAATTTATCTCCAACATACGGTAATAAAGCAACAGCAGAAAAACGAGTTCGGTTATCATAAATATATTTTATAACATCTTTCCATTCATCATCTTTTACCAAAATGGTACATGATACATTATGAGTAATTTTTTTCTTGTTCGTATCAATATGAGAACCAACATTTACCCAATTTTCTTGTATAAGTTTAATATAACTCAGATGTTTAAGAGCTGATAAATCATCTTTAATAATTGATTGTGATGGCACTTCAATTGGAAATGTGATAACATCATCTTTATTATTTGCACTCCAAACACTTTCTTCACATAAATGTGGATTATATTTTTTCATATATTGATAAACATTATCAAGTTTATTACATTGTATTCGTCGAAAATATCTGTGGGCATGATGTGGATGAGCACCGGAAGCACTTTCCAAAACAATACTCGAAGTTCCTTCTGGTTTTATACATGTAACTCTTGCTGCTGGATTTATATTTATTTTTTTTGCCCAAATTTTATTAACTTCCACTGCATATTTAGCCCCCTCTCTTAAAATTTCTTTATTAAGTAAAATATCCGGTGAGTCCATAATACCTGTTATAGAAACTCCTAACAATGCTTCATCATTTGTTAAATTCTTACAAATATGTGATAAATAATTCATATCAGAAGTATAAGATGCTTGAAGGGTTCCTATTATTGTTGCTGCTTTAATCGCATTTAAAAAATCATCTTTTGTTTTTACTTTTGCTCCATTAACCGATGTTAAATTACAAAACTGTACTCCACACTGACCATCATCAGTCACAGGAATGAAAGATATTTCAAAACAGGGATTATATAATGTTTTTATATCATCAGACCAAACAAATCCCGGTTCACCAAACTGTTTAGTTTTCTCCACAATATTAAAAAATTCTTCTATAGTAGTATCTCTTAATAATAAAACACTATTATTACTTCTTGCTCTTTGAGGTTCGATGTGTGTCCATCCAATTATTTTTTTCTTTTCCAACTGTTTATACTCATCTCCGTTAAGTTCTACTTCATATTTTCTACCATCAACAGTAACTTTAGAATAATAAATTTTTATATCATCATCAAAACCACCCTTAGTATAGCGGGATACATCAAAATAAGTTTTTGCATTCATCATATCCATATCATTCTTATCAAAAATAACAGAACATGCAGAACGACGAATACCGCCACTTAATACAGCATCAGCGCAATGCATTAAAATATCATAAGCATTAATGGTTTTAAGTCTATTTTGATTTTTTTCCTCAATAATATAATCGAAAATAGATTTTATTTTTTGATGACATCTTTTTAGTCCTTTATAACCGGGTGCTTTACCACCACCGGTTTTTAATGGCGCACCCTCTGGTCGAATTCTACTATAATCAAATACAATTTTTCTTCCTGTATATGCTGTATTTTTAAAATAACAATTTAATAATGCTTCAATAGAATCTGCCCAGCCTTCAATGTCATCATCAATAACATACGTTATTACTGTACCAGATTTATCACGACTGTCCACCAAATTAGGAAGGTGATTTAGAAATCGGTCGGATAATCCAAACCCAACACCACAACCACATAAAAGTAAATAAAACGATTCAGAAAAAGACCTAACACTATCTATATGACGTACTGCACAATTATACATTCTACTATTATGAGCTTGAATAGCTTTCCCAGCGAATTGCATAGAACGCATAGATGGGACCGCTTTTTTATTTTTTACTTGCTCAAACGACCATTTAATTTCATCAACATCTTCTTTTGATAACTTTTTAAATTTATCTAAATGCATTTTTTCTACACGAGAAACACATTCACCCCACGTTTCTCTACGAGAAAAAAGAGAATTATATTTTGCATATTTACTTGTAAATATGAACTTAGAAATCTCTTCTAAAAAATTTACTGATAATTGTTTTACTTCTGTCATAATATTTTTCCTAAAATCGGTTTATTCATCATTTCTGTTTTATTTAAAAATCCAGACTTCACCCACCATTTATATAACTTAATAGAAGATTTAGTTATTTTTGAATTTTTCTTAGAATTTTTTGTATGGGAAATCATAATAAGATTTGATATGTCTGACATCTTATCAGGAGATATATTGTTGATATAACCAAATTTAATAGGAATTACGTGGTCTATACACATACTATTGAAAATAGATTGATGGCCTCTTTTATTTATATCATTTAAATCAAACATTATAGCATTTTTTAAACTTTTCTTTTCAATTTTTCTTCTATAATGTTTATACTCATCCCTATTTTTTATATGGTCTTCATATTTTTTTCCATTAGAATATAATCCGTGTTCAAATATTTTCTTTGATATTTTGTATTTTTTTAATTCATCAAATACTAACCACCACTCTTTTGTATTTCTTATGGGTATATTGTATTTTTTTAATAACGCAATAATAGTACAAAAAGATATTTTATATAAATTTGATATTTCAGTTGTTGGAACTTTTTTTATAATATAAAGATTGTATAATTCTTTTTTAGTAATATGCTTAGATTTTGTATTAAAAGAATCCACCTTAACAGAAAACAAAGATATTAAAAAATTTACATCTTTTCTACTACATTTTAATAAGTAGGAAATTTTTTCTTTTGATATCCCATTTTTTTGCCAGTTTAAAAAATCATCTTTATTAAGTTTATTTCTTTTTATTAGGTTACAATAATGGTCATACCACTTATTAAACCAATAATTTTTTAAAAAATCGGTTGGTTGTTTTTCTGATTGGTGCCAGCACTTCTTATTTAAACTCAATAAAATACTATTCATATAATCATTTGCTTTTATATGTGAATAATTAGAAATTATTATTTGTAAAGTAACGTTTTAGAAAAAATATTTTTTGATTTTTGAGTTTTGTCAGGTATTAAAAAAGAATACTAACATATATTATTCATCTTCAGAAAAATTTCTATCTTTTTTGATTTTATTCCAATGTTCACGCATTACATCTTTGGTTCGATCTTCGTGATCATTCATTTTTTGTTTTAATTCTATACCTTGAGGAGAATTTTCTTCATATATTTTAATATCACCATTAGAAGCGTTGAAAAATGTAGGTAAAGTTTTTCCATCCGGACCAAATCGATTTTTAATAATGTGTATTCTAGCAGTATTGCTCATTTTATCATCCGGTTTTCTAGATAAAGAAAATACAAAATCTCCGATCATTACTTTTCTATATGAATCTGCCACATCATGTCCTTGTACAGTATCAGCATGAGCACTGCCGCGATTTGCTTGACTCGCAGAAATAATAGGAATTTGTGATTCTCCTGCCATTGTTCTCAGTTCTTCATAAACATTTCCAGCTTCAGTATAAGAATTAGAATTTTTATCAGCATTTATAGGTTTTAATAAATCAGCATAATCTACTACTACATAATCAATTTTATTACCTGTAATCATTTGTATTCGTTCTATATGCATTTTAAGATTTTGTGCAGAAACAGTTTTTATTGGAAAATACTTAATAAAAAGTTTTCCCTTAATTGGTTCTATTTTTTTCTTAACTATTTCAATATTTTTTCTAATATCTTGGAATTCAATTCCTGTAAAACAAGCATCATATCTAAGTCCTACATAATTTTCGTTTAATTCTAATGTAAAATGGCATACATTTTTTCCTTGTTTCATTGCTTCTACTCCCATTTTTGTTAAAATCCAAGAATTGTGTGATAAAATATTATTAGAATAATAACAATTTACATCTTCAACAGAAATATCATAAAATATTTCTTCTTTTCCTATATGCTTTCTAATAATAGAAGTAGTTCCTGTTTTTGTTTCTATAATATCATTTTTAGTTATATCTTTAACTTTTTTCCAATTACCATTAACTTTTAATAAATGATTCTTAGATGTTTTGAGAGTTTTATTGTTTTTAAAATATGATGTTACTGATGTTTGTTTTTCTGTTCTAAAAGCAGTAACTATTTTTTTAAATCCATATGGTGTTTTCACTTTTAATGGAAATTTTATATCACATATAGCATTTTCTTTATTTTCTATACCAAGTTTAAAAAATAAATCTTTAATTTTAATTACTTCTGTTTTTTCTCTTTTATATATCATAACAAATATTTTTTAACTTTTTCAATACATTCTTGTTTATTTTTATTCCAATCACTTTCCCAAATTATCATTACATCATACCCATTATTTTTTAACCACGAAATTCTTACTTCATCTTTTTTCCAAATATCATCTACCAATCTAATTTCTTCTTTTTCATAACCTTTTAACGACTCATTCAAAGAAAAAATAGATGGATTAGCGTGCCAAAAATCTCCATAAAATTCTATTATTTTTTTATTTTTAATAACATCTACAATATAATTACCTATTGAAAAATTAGCAACAACTTCATTATCAATATTTTCCTTTATATAGTTGTAAAACTCAATCTCTATTTTACTTCTTCCATTAAATGTTCCAAAGTGAGATGCCCACTTTCCTTTACCAACTTTACCTATCATTTTTTTTAATGAAGAAGATATTCTTTGTTTTTGATCATCTGTCCTTTTGTGACCAGTAAATTTCGGAGATTTTGCAGATAATTTTGATTGTATTTCACTAATAATTGATTTTGCTTCAATTTCAGATTTTCCTCTTTTTATCCAATATTCGACACAAAACCGAGAATTTTCTCTTACATTTCCTTTATCCAAATATTTTTGCCCATTTTTTCTTTGTATATCGGATACTTTTTGTTTTGCTTCTTCTTCTGTCAATCCTTTTTTAATCCAATATTTAATAGTAAAAATCGACGATCCATTTTTTTGTATATCAGATACTTTTTTTATATTATCTTTATTTGCCCAATATTGTTTCATATACACTTGTCTTTTTTCAGACCAACCTTTAGGCATTATAACAAATAATACATCACCAAATCTATTTCTATATTCATCTATTGTTATTTTATGTTTATGAATTATATGAGCTACTAAATTTTTCCCTTCAAATTCACAAATTTGACATTTAAGTTTATTTTCATTCATATAAAATAAATATTAATCAAAACATAAAAAACTCATTTTTTAGGTATATTTACCGGATCCAGCAATTGTGATACTTGCCAACCATATAATTCCCCCAAATTATTTCCGAAATCATATTTTTTAAAAGGATTGATCCAAATAATATATTCTTTACCGGAATTTCCAACAATTGGTATTCCTATTTCAGTATATTGAATTTCTATTTTTGTATTTGAGCCAACACACTTTCCTGTACCCGGCCCACCGCACACAAATGCTAATTCTCCTCCAGAAAGCCCACCATCTAATAAATCATCAATTAAAGGCCAGTTTGTTTTGACACAATTACGAGCCATTTCAGACATTCTTTTATCCATATCAACCAGATATTCGTGTCCGAGATTTCTTTCCATACCAGCTTTCATTGCTTCATCAACCACGTGTTTAATTTGGTCATACTGACCCAACTTCAAATAGTCAACCGAACTAATAATAGCATTCTTAAGTTTTTGATTTCTACAAAATTCAAGAAATTGTTCTTTAATATAAGGAAGATCTGTATCTTTTACTTTGGAAGCAATAATTTTTAATTGTTCATTAATCGACGTTTTTAATACATCATTTTCTACATCATTAATCATAACTCTATATGCTGTAGATGTAGGAAGGGATTTATATTTTATAAAATATTCCTTTATTCTCTCAACTATCCATCTATTTGCATCGGTATCCCAATATTCAACATTTAATAAATCATATATTCGTTCTAAAAAAGATTTATCTGTTAATAAAGATACAATACATTTTATTTGAAATTCAGCTCCGTAAATGCGTAGTGTGTCTTTGTCTTCCATAATTTTCTTTCATTTTGTTGTGTACTATATACTACGGACCTCAGGAGTAAATTTTTTATATGATTATATACTTATTTTATTTCATTTGCGTTATATAATATAACAAAATAGAGCAACAAAAACAATGTTTTTATTACTCTAATATACAACATCTGTCAACTATCGAAATTAAATTTTATTTTTCTTTTGTCTAATTTCTTCTAATACTCTTTCAAGCATTCTGATTTGTTCTTCTATCATTTCTTCATCCCAACCTTTATAATCATTACCACACGTACACGGGCTATCCCAACATTTAGGACAATCTGCTAAACTCATAATTTTTTAATCCTTTTGTATGGAACCTTCACCATTTCCCAATTTCCACCATCTTTCTTTTGACAAATATCAAGTGTAGATTCTTCTGAAACAATTTCAGGTATTTTATTCTGATCTATCACCTTTTTAAGTTCCGAATTAACAATATGACGTTCAATTCTTGTTGCCTTAATATTTTTCTTTTTCATATACTTATTTTTCTTTATTATTCAATTCAATATGAAACTCATTATAATTACACATAATCTCTTCTCCAACTTTTATATCTCCAAGTGCTATATCATATTGTCCATTACATTTTATATTTGGATTATTAGAATGATTCATAAACTTAGCATTATCAGCACATAAAACTACTGTGGTATCTTTTCTTATATATGACCATTTTTCAAACTTTTCTTTGTTATCTTCATCCATTGAGTTTAAAAGTTTTTCAAACTCTTCTTTGGTAAAAATACTATCTGTAACAGGATCTAAAAACCACACAATATCTCCTTCTTTTATATCCTGTCCAGCAAATAAACCAAGTCCATTAATTTCACTTTTTTCTATATAATTTTTAATTACAAGCATAACTATTCTTTCTTTTTATCTGTCATAGATTGACAATTTATAAAATCTTCAACATTCCATTCTGGCAAAATTTTATTAATAACAGGAAAGATAAATTTATCAAATTTACACTTTTTTTCAAATTTCTTTTGCTGCCGTTTTGTAACAGGTTTCCACCAATCCCATAAAATAGAACCATCTTTGCATATTGTGCCCCATCCTTTTAAAAAATCATGTATACGTTTTCCATTAACAGAAGCAATTACGATCTGATTAGGATTTGGTTTTTCTCTATATCGTCTTTTCATATTATCCTCTCAATATTTTATCCATTCTTCCAAATACGTCATCAGCCCAATTTCTAAAATTTGGAAAAGAATTCCATAATTTATCATTTAAAATCAATTTAGATAGAGCAAAAGAATCAAATTTTGAAGGATTTTTATCTAATAATTCTTTGATACTTAATTGAGAAATGGTATTTACATACGTATCAGTTAATTGAATTAGAGAATAGTTCCTTTCTACTATATCCCAGTTATCCAAAATGGTTGAATATACTTTTAAACCCCCTTTATTCTTCTGGCAATACTCTTTAATTTGATTTAGATTAGTCGGACCAGTAGATAATAGAGGTAGAGCCTTTATTATCGTTTTTGGACCACATCCACGAACACCGGCAATATTATCAGATACATCCCCCATTAAACATTTAAAATAAACAAAATTTATAGGAATTAATCCATATTCATTCAAAACATCTTGAAAAATGTATATTTTCTTCTTTGTGGGAGACCAAACTCTAATATTATCGTTAACCAGCTGTATAAAATCTTTGTCTGAACTCATTATCGTCGTTTTATAATCTTTATAATAATCAAGAGCCAAATATGCAATGGTATCATCTGCTTCTATACCATTTATACTTAAAACATATACAGGAAGATATTGTAAATATCTAACGATTCTTTCTAACTGTTTTTTTAAACTTACTTCTTCACTTCCCAACGATATATCTTCATCATATATCCTATTTAATCTAATTTTTGTTCTTCTTTTATTTTTATATTCACTATATATTTTTCTTCTCTTTACAGATCCACCTACCCCATCAAATACAATAACGCATTTATCTGGTCTAAATAATTTTATAGCATATCCTATACTTTTAAAAAATCCAGATATACCTCCAACATGTAATCCATCTTCATTTAAGGTAGGAATTACACAAAAAGCGCGAAGGTAGGTATTATATCCATCAATTATTAATACCTCTTTTTGTTTAGATTCCATAATCCCCTGTGTTTCTATTAAAGTTTTCTCATCTTTAATAGTATCAAAAAAAGACCATAATTTACTGGATGTATTGTCAGACATATTTAATCCTCTTCCGAAGTATCATCTACAATTAAATCTTCAACGATTTTACTATTTGGATCACGGTATGTCATTACATATTTATCAGCAATTAAATTATATACTTCTTCTTTAAAAACAGGATCAGCATTTACTTTTTCAACAAACTCATTTGTTGATAATTTAATTTCTCCAGCATTTAATTTAAAAGTATACTTAGCAGCTGTTCCAGAAATCAATTCATTCTTTTTCAAAAAGTCCAACCAACTCTGTAAATCTTGAATTCCTGAATCAAAATGAATATCAAATTCTGCCATTCTCTTAGGCGGACCCATACGATTCTTTGTTACGACAGCTTTACAAGAACTGCCTATGGTATCTTTATGAGAATTCTTTAATTGGCCCGTCGTATTTAAACGAACACGAACAGAAGCAGCAAATCCCATTGCCTTACCACCAGGTACTACAAATTTATCACCAAATGCCATAGCATTCATATTCATACGAAGTTGATTAGTGAATACACAGAGAATTCTTTGACGACCAATAAGTCCAGTAATCTTACGAAGAGCCTTACTAATAATAATAGCTTTTGAAGTATTATAACCATCTTTACCGTGTTCTGATTCCATTTCGGTTTCACAAGAAGCCATAGCAAGAGAATCTACTATAATGGTAAGAAGACGGTCTTTACTATTTTTACGGACAATACCAATAAACTTTTCAATTTGATTAAAAATTTCCTCGACGGTCACGAGTTGAATATAAGGAATTTTAGTTAGATCCACACCAACAGCAGTCCAAAATGCAGGAGCAGCGGAATTCTCCGTATCTATCATAACCCCAACTCCACCCATCTTTTGTGTACTAGCAAGAATATGAGCAGCAATAAGACTTTTTCCTGTATTATGATTTAACATACCATTTCCAAAATAACAATGATCATCACAATCAACTTCGATATCTACAATTCTATATTTTCCTATAAATGTAATATTTATCACACTATAATACTTTCCATCATCACAAAACACCTTATGATTTCCAAGTATTAAATTTTTACATTCTACCCACCCAGCATTTGTAAAAAATTTATGATCTTTACTAACATTTATAGTATATCCATTTTGAAGATCTACTTTAAAAGTTTTTAAAATTCCTTTATCAACATATCTTTTAATTTTTGTAAATTTTCCATCTTTTGTTTTAACTTTAATAGTTTTTCCTATTTTTAAAAAGTTTTTTACCTCTTTAATTTTTATAATATTTGTTTTTTCCATATGTAAAACTTCTTTTCAATTTTTTTAAATTTTTATCATCTATAATAATAGATCCACCTTTAATTAATTTTTCAAGATAAATATATGGATAGGAAAACTATTCAATAATAACTTCAATTTTTGTATCTTCGGTAACGCATCCTTCAAGTCCATTTAATTCAATAATTCTTCCTGAAGGTAAACCACCATTTTTTCGATTTGAAATAGCGAGATCGAGAAGAGTTGATCCGGTAGATACCCAATCTGAAACATTGGATGGATCTTCGTGTTCATCCAAATAATAAGCGACTCTAGCCCCATCTTTTTGAGATTTATTTGCTATTTCAACAATAAGATCAGCAAGTTCATCTCGTTCTACTTTTTTGACTTTATCAATCGTCTCTTCTATGTGAATAGATTTTGTTTTTGACATAAATTTATAATGTATGTAAAGAATACTACCCCTGTTTGGGGTAGTACTCAAGTTATTTTAACTTATTTTGTTTTATTATTTACCGTCTCCATTAAAAAGTTCCTCTAGAACAGCTTCCATTTCATTTGGTTGTGCTGTTGATGGTTTTACATTTTCAACGGCCTTTTGAGCTGATGGTGAAACTACATTAGCTGGTACTGGAGAAATTGCTGCTTCAATTTGATCTTCGGTAGGAAGAATAATAGTTTCGTCTTCTTTTTCTACTATCTGCCCATCGGCTACAGCCCGACCCTTCTCACTTTTCTTTAAATAATCTTCTAATGCCTTTGCTAAGACATTATAATCCGGACATTCCCAAGCTTCTGTTAGAAGCGGTTGTTTAGCCGTAATTTTTTCCATAATCTCCTTAGCTCTAGGATTTGTTGGATCAATTACAGGAGAAGACTTTCTCTTTACCGTTATAGCAGTTTCAGGAAATTTACGTCCATCTAGAGAAGTTTTATTGGATTTCTCAGCAGGAGTAAAAATAACCTTAATGTCATATCCATTATTTAAATCGGTGATAGTTTCACCTGCTAGATCTAATTCATCCATAGCAGCAACGAGTTGATCAAAAATCGTTACTCCAAAACCCCAATATTTAACTCCTTCGTGTTCCTTACCACGAACAACGACTGGAACATAGGTTCTTGCCTTTGGTTCAAGAAATTTACCTTTTCCCCACAATTTACGATCCCCAGAAGCCTTTAGTCGTTCTGATAATTCAATAACAGGATCTTTTTTATCAACATTAGCAGGACTAAAATATGTAACTGGTTTACCCTCTGAACCATTAAATTGATAATGGAAAAGAAGTTTTATAAACGGATTATCAGGTTCTTCGGGACGAGGTATAATTCGAACAGTTTGTTCTCCTTCTTCTGGTTTCCAAACAAGTTCTTTTGCTCTAGAAGTGGTGTTTGAGGATTTTTTCACAGTCTTTTTAGCCGCTGCGAGTTGCTCTTTAATTTTTGACATATTAAGCATATAATTTCTTTCTTTAATTATTTATAATTTATAAATTAATCATTAACTAGTGAATGTTAAATCTTAACTTACTATAAGTAGTATTATAACAGCGTTTTCCACTATTTTCAACTTATAAAAACAACATTAATTATTTATAATTTCTAATAATTTTATTGGAATAACACGTATTGATGGATCTCCAGTTATAATAAACGAATTAGAATATAAAGACCAATCAACATTAAAAGTTTTATCAAATATACCATTATTTTCATCTTGAATTATTTTATTCATCGCATTTAAACTGTATAAAACATTATACTGTTTTTTTCGATGAATACTAATGGTATTAGTAAATTTTGGAAATTCTTTTTTATCATTAACAATATTATACGTTACAAATACTTCTTCGGGAGTATTAATATTTGAGAATACAAAAAACCTTCCGCTATATACATTGTAGAACTTTTTTATTTCTTCAATGACTGTTTTGTAATTTTTTACGGAAGAGAACGTGCATAGCAACTGCCTCTTATCATTCATATTGTTTTGAACTACCCCCCCTAAAGGCAGGAGTTTCCTCTTTCATCCCAGATTTCTCCAGTCCAGAGGCTTTAGATTCGGGTTGTTCCAACCCTATAAATTTTATGTTGTTTGCTGCTAAAATATCCCTATCATGAGTTGTCTCACAGTTAGGACATTTCCATTCTCTATCTGCCATTGTCAATTCGTAATTAATATATCCACACGAACATAACTTGGATGATGGTTCATATCTTCCAATTTGGATGAAGTTCTTCCCATACCAATTACATTTATATTTCAAAATGTTTTGGAAGGAAATCCAACCAGAATCAGAAATTGCCTTGTGTCTTGCTCTTTCTTGTTTTCTGGTTTCATCCCTTTCGTCAAACGAAATGTTCTTTAACATATCCTTTGCCGATAGAGTTTCCATACAGATGGACTTCACTTGGTTATCGTGAGTCAATTTGTATGAGAGTTTATGGTGAAAATCTTTTCGGATATTAGTTATCCGTTCATGAACTTTCGCCACTTTAATTCGTTGTTTTTTTCTGGTGTTACTTCCCTTTGTTTTTGTTGTTAATCTTCGTTGTTGTATTTTGAGTTTTCTCAAATGCCACTTCAATAGTTTCGGATTTTCAATCTTTGATCCATCATTTAATATGGCAAAGTGTTTCAACCCCAAATCAATTCCAATGGTTGTCTTTTCTTCCACTAATGATTTAGTTGGAAATTCTTTTCCATCTTCTACTAAAATAGAAATGAAATATTTTCCTGTCGGTGTTTTAGAAATATAAGACGAAGAAATATCTCCTTTAAATGTTCGGTCAAAAATACATTTGATTCCATCAAGAAACTTCGGAATTACTACTTTTCCATTATCAAAATCTGTTTTGGTATTTTGGGGGACTCTAAAGCATTGTCTATTCTTTTTGGATTTGAATTTTGGATAATCATTCTTATGACGAAAAAATGAAGTATATGCCTTGTCCAAATCTTCAAGTTTGGATTGAATAGAAAGCGAACCAACTTCAGCAAGCCAAGGTTGTTCACCTTTCTTCATTTTTGGCAATTCTGCTTGAAGTTCATATCGTGAAACATTCTTTTTCAATGTTTGATAAGTTTTCATTTTCTTATTCAATGCCCAATTCCAAATGAAACGTGTACATCCAAAATGTTTTTCCAAAAGAACTTTTTGTTCTTGATTTGGAACTAATCTATATTTGAATGCTCTTATCACATTCATACATATCACTTATTTTTAGAAAACGTCATATTATTTTCTAAATCTTCATTATTATTTTATTGGGTCAATTCATCCCTACCTAAAGGATGGGGATTTCTTGCTCCGTCAGGTTAAGTTATCCATAATCCCATACATCAACTCTATTTCATATGAAGCAGAACTTAATGGTGCGTCAGGATTTTGACGCAACTTTCCTCTGATAATTTTTACATAACTAGCTAAATCTCTTTGTTGCTGTAAGGTTAACGTTTTAGATATTTCGTTAGTTTCCAGCATATAATCATCACCCTTCAACATTTTTTTGATTACATTTTTATTGGCATCCTTTTCTTCTGGAGGAGTTGGTGCAGGTAAAGGTAATTTAGTTGGTTCTGATGGTTCTTCCTGTGGAGATTGTTGTGGTGCTGCTGTAGTAAAAGCATTAGGCATTTGTTGTGCTGGTTCCGAAGAAGTATCTTCTCCACTTTTTTCTGAAGAAGGAGGAGAAGCAGTAGAAGTCGATACAGGAAGATTCGTTTTGGTTGGTGATGCTTGAGCAATATGTGCCGCCGAAGATGGTTCTGTTGCTGGCGGAGTTTCATTATTAAAAACATTTGGGTGTCCCCTCGTTGGATCATTTTCAAAATGAGTGCCAGCACGTATAGCTCTTGTTTTATACTCAGGAGTCGGAAATGTTACTAGGATGCCATTCGCGTTGTACGCCTGTCTGCGCGGGTACTTACCTTTTTCTAAAAGCAAATCACAAAATTCATACACAATTTCTGGTTCAATATCCTTATTTATTAGATATTCACACAAATACCCTACGTGTTCATTATTTTTGATATCGAAGATACCATCACTTATTCGAGGATCTACAAAGACATCATTTAAAACCTTTTCAATTATTCTATCCTTCAACATAATAAAAATAAATATGTCGAAAAAGACCCAAACTATATGTTCATTTGTATAATGGAATGTAATGGAAATTCATCCTCATCCTAAAGGACTGAGGCTTTCTTTTAACGAATCATAAGAATCTCCCTCATATATTTTAATGGGAAATCTATCTTTCATCTTCATAATTCGAATAATTTCCTTTAATGTCTCATTTCCTTCTGATTTATGAAAATCAAATAAAATAGAATCATAAGTATATAATACCGCTTTAGTTTTCTTTGTCTTTAGATAACGATTAACCAACATTAAAGCCGTAACAGCAATTTCAGTTTCTGTGGCTTGCAAAATATAATTTAGTAATTTATATGAATTTGGATCTAACAAATGTTTATTTGTAATAAACCTTCCAAACAATGGAGTTTTTATATATCCATTTTTCTTAAAATCTACCCAATATTTTTCTATAAATTCCTTAACATAACTTAAATATTTGATATGTTGATACTTTTCCTCTACACCTCCATATAACTGCCTCATGGTTATACTTTTAACTTCATTCATATCATATTCTGTAACTTTACGATGAAAGTATAATTCTCCTAAATATGTGTAAATGTCAGTATCAATATCCAAAGGAAATTTAATAAGATAACTGATTATACGAGGATGAAATGCTGAATAATCTATTAAAACCATCTTTCCTTCATCTCCGTAACGAGAAGTAAAACATTTTCGGCATCCATCACTTTTATTTAAAGCAGCATAATTTACATTATTAAAATGGTTACTAGATCGTCCTGTAGAAGAATAAATATTATACTGACTATATACTAAATTATTATCATAAATTTCTGCATTAAAATAATTTTTAAAATAAATGGGGTTTACATGAATTCCATTTATTTCTAATTCTGATAAAGTTTCAATTATAATTTCATTTTCTTTTAAATATCCTACATCTAAATCAGATAATTGAATTTTAATTCTCAATTCATCACAAACATTTTCAAACAATTCTTTATGTTTTAAAAGAGGAATAGATAAATTTATATTTCTTTCTTTTTGATAATTCCTTTTAATCAATTTATGAGCAGTGGTTTCATGAGAATTTAAATCTATAATCCATCCATCTTTTAAATGAGTATATAAATCTATATCAAGAAGATTTTTAATTGGTAAGAGTTGAATTGTTGATTTTTTATCAAAACACCATAAATTCCGTGGTCTTTGGATATCAGAAATAAATTGATTTATTTCTATAGAATATACACAATCTGGATGATTAACAGACAAAATATAAATTTTATCCGTTTCTAAATCTTTTATCAAAACCGCAGATATTTTTGATATTGCAGAATGAATTTCCTTATCATCTACAGCAATCACAGACAAAATAATATCGTGACTATCTGTTTCTTTTAAGAAATTATTATAATCTGCCTGCGACTCTATCATTTATAGAAATTAACATTTTTCAAACTAAATGTCAATTTATTATGAATCAGGAATAGTTGATTTTGTAACTTCTGGAGCCCAACCACCAACTGGTTCTTTTAATCGTTTTGTAATATATTTTCTTAACGGTAATATACCAGCAGTTATAATTGTATCCCATCCAGATCCCTCCTGAGATACCACATGTCTCACATCTTGTATTCTAAAAATAATATTACGATGACTATATGGTTCTGGCAAATTTTTGACTAAAAAATATTGAAACGTTCTTAATCCTCCACATCCCTGTATAGTTAATTCAAGAGTAATACCTGGTTGAACAGCACAATATCTTGGATTATTTTCGAAATCTTTATCATTCATTAATAATCTAAATAACTGTTTACCTACAGAATTAGGTAAACAAAGTTTTAAATATTCAAATGGACCTTGTGGAATTTCTTTAGTTGGACTCATGAAAGTTGTTATGCGTTTTTCACCCGCAGCGACGCCGCCTGTGATTTTTACACCACCTCTATTAATAGTCATCTGAATACTATCATCATCTTCAGAAGTAGATAATTTTTGAGCATTTTCCAAAACATCTTTTATCTGTTGTGCAGCTGTAGTTCGTTTATCCATATCAGAATTTTTGTCACCTTCTATTCTATCTTTTCTATTATAAACTATAGCATCTTTAAACTTATAATCAAGAAGATCATTTTTATCTACATACACATATTTTGATTTTGGATTATTAACTTCTCCATATATTGCTCTTGTTGCTTGAGCGTCAGTTAAAGTAGGACGAAATCTAAGAGAACGTATAATACTATCAGCATCAAAATAATCAAATGTATATGTTGGATTATCATCTTGACCTAAATTTGATTGTGTCGGAAGATAATTTTTATCGGTAATTGTCATTATTTGATCTACTTCCACTAATATTAAATCCCAAAAACCATCCACAGCATTATTTAAAATACCTAATATTTTTTTGTAAACATCAACATATGATGCTGTTTTTGGATCCGGATCCATTATAGTCTCTTTAAATGCTGAATAACTTATATAAATATTACTTAATAATCCTGATGTTCCTGATTCTACAAATCCACCTCTTGGATATGTTAACCCAGTAGAACTTACAGGTAATCTAACATCTTCTATTGATGGAAAAGCGAAAAAATTTGTATAATTAGAATGACCCAAGTATCCATCTTCTCCTTTTGGAGAAGATTGAAATTTATAACGTAAAAAATTTATTGGCCAATCTAAATCGTTTCTATAACACACAGTTTGTCGTTGATAACAAACTCTTCTTAGTATTTTATCGGCTATAGTTTGTGCTTCCTGTGGTTCTATATATTGAGTTTCATATTTTGTCGAATTAGGATCGTCTGGATTAAGACCATACTTTTGCAATCCTACAAGACCAAAATGAAATTTAGGAGCACCAGCGTTTGGAATTAAAACGTCTCTATTACAAGAAATTAAATTGGGATGTCCACCAATTACAGAATTCATAATATCAACCTGAAACATTGGTTCCCCTTTTCCACCATCTAATCCAGAAAAATAATTCAAAATCTCAACAATCATTCCCATATTAATCCAAACTCTTTTTGCATCTACCGTAGTAGAAAAATCAAAATCATTTGTAGATGGTTGACCAAGACCGATAGGATCATTATAGAATTTTTTTGGTCTTCCAGAAAATACACCGTGTATATAAGGAACTTTCATTCCTCTAATTTTAGGATCTGGTTCTGAAAATATAGGCCGTAAAATATCTAACCAAATTAAATTTTGAGATTGTATTCCCCTTTTTGTAGAATTAGAACTTCCTGAAATAGGAGTATCTACAATATTTTTTAATTCCGAACTTAATTCTGACTCTGCTATAGATTTTAAATTTAATAAAGTATCATTTTTACCAATAAAATCTCTCAATGCTTGAAAAATTGGTCGCGGTGCATCTTTATCAGAATTATCATTTACTGTTAATCCCATATCTTTAGAAATACCTGCATATAATCTATCTTTAGAAGTTATTTCTGTAGAACACACAATTCTACTACCTTCCATACTCCAATTAAAATTAGTCACTATTCCATATAATACGTCATAATTACCTCTAGATTTAATAACATTCTCTGTATAAAGAGGATAAGCATTTCTCCATAATTTATACATC